TTCATTCTCTCTTTTTTGGTCATCAAGTAAACCTCTTACATTTTGGTCAACGTGAACTAACTCATGGATTAAAGTTGTAACATAATCAAAATATCCTAAATCATAATGAATTTCAATTTCATTTTGATCATTATTCTCAAGTGTCCACCCAAATACGTTATCTTCCGTAAGATCAGATGAGATAACTTCAATATCCACTTTTTTCAAGTTAGGATAAATTTCACTCATAAACATATAAACTTGATTTGAGAGAGTTGTTTTATTTCTCTTAAAGTGTGGTGAAACGTAAAACATTTTTTTGATTGCTTATACAATAAGAACAGTTTAGAGGTATCAGTTTGTATTATTAATGAAATGGATAATTTGGTTTATGTATATCAGCATGACAAGATTTGCAAACAATATCACATTTTTTCGCTTCATCTAAAATTGTCTGTCTGCTCCTTGTTCCTACCATATCAGCAAGTGAAGAAATTTTCGTAGATGGATCTCTATGATGATAGTCATAATCATCAGGATTATTAGTTTTTAAACTACATACAAAACAACCAGATTGAATATCATTCAATTTCATTTCTTTAAACCAGTCTTGTGTTCTTCTCTTAGATGCTAATGCACTTGATTTAACTTTTAGTCTATTTCTTAAATAAGACCTATGTTTTGCTTCTTTTTGTTTTATTGGATCTTTGTATGGCATTACACTTCCTCCACACTTTCAATAGTCCACTCTGAAACATACTCGTCTTCCACATCAAATGAATTAATGTTAGCATGAGCAAGTTCTCTTGCCTGTTCCTCTGTATCTGCTTCAACTAAGATAGTGAAGTAATTTACTTCTGAACATTCGATACGAAATTGATTTTTCATTTTAAATTGGTTGCTATACTATAGGGACATTTTAGAGGTATCAATTTGTATTACCATTCCATTTCTGGTTGTTTACTTCGGGCCTTCTCTATCTTATCATAATGTTTATCAATAGTTCCCTCTAATATTTCAAAGATAGTATCAACATCTTTTACAAATTGACTATCTTCGTTATCATCTGAACCTTGCATATATCCTTCCATTGTGTATAATATGGTGGATATTTGTCCTTCAGTTAGTGTTAGATTGTGTTCTGTATTTAATGACATAATTTTTTTTGCGTTATAATATAGGAACAGTTTAGAGGTATCAATTTGTATTAATTTTTTATTTCAAGTCTCTTATCAAGTTTATCAGTTATGCCAAGTCTCTCCATTTTATCGGCAAGTCTCTCTTCTCTGAAGTCATCTAAGTTGTTAATAATGAGACTAATTTTAGCGTTTGCTTCCCTTAATTCTTCATTACTGATAAAAAGTGAACTGTTTAGTAACTTCATTGTAATAAGTGAAGTTGGAATTGCTACGACAACTCCTGTAAAAAATGCTGTAATCATGTTGTTTTGTGTTATACTATAGGGACATTTTAGAGGTATCAGTTTGTGTTACGATTTTTTGAAAGATTGAAATTTAAGAATGAAAATACCTCTCGATCTACAATCTTAAATGAACCGAATTTGTTGGTCATTACATAACCTTCATGGTCAACATTATGGTTCTCTATTTCACATTCAATACTCTCATCTACATGAATATATGTAAACAATTGAATCTTAATTGCTTCCACTAATTTCCACAATCTAATAACATTTAAGTCAACTTCGTTATCATTAGCAAGTGCATCTTGTGTTAGTTCATCTAATTCAATTCCCTCACGAATACATGTATTAATGTGTTTTTTTAAACGTGCAATTACTTTGTTTTCTGTTGGGAACTCACATAATGTTGCCATTTGTTTAGCAAAATTAACCTGTAATTTAATTAACTCATTGTCATTAACTATACCACAATCAGGTGATACAAATAAAACATTTGTTGTAGATGATAGATTATTTAAAAGAGGGTTTGCAACTGCATCACGCAAATCTTTTTGTGATTCATAAACAGTATGTGGTGCAATTATTATTCTTTGTGATATAATACGGTCAAACTTATATGTAATTGTATTAGGTGTGTAAGAATAATTACCACCAAACCCGATGAAATCACCTTGATAAATGTTTTTTGTGATAGGTAAATTAACAAAACAATTTGTTAATATGTCACGCAAATCACCACTATAAAACTTATCAATATCCTCGATTGATTCGCATATCTTAATTAACTTTTTGTTGAATACAGATTTAGTTCCAACAAATTGATTTCCAGTTGCAGGATTACGTCCCCATACGATAGCAGGACTTCCATCAATCTTGACTGATATATGACTGTTCTTTTCAATTATCCAATCAAGTGCGGTAAGATCACCAGTTAGAATGGAATCTTCGGGGTGTTCAAGGTGTGTGTTTTTCATAATTTCATAATCTAATATAGGAACAATTTAGAGGTATCAATAATGTTATTATTCATCAGTTCCTATTTCATTTAATGCTTCCATAACTCTATTTGTTTGATTAATAAGAGCTTGTCTGGAATTTAATAGGTCTGTATCACTTAGAGAACTAAGTGAAGTTTTTAATTCTTCTATCTCATTGTAAGCATCTTCAATAAGAATTGGATTTGATCCATCTGAAAAATCTTGTAGTCTCTCGACAACTTCCTCTGGAAAAAATCCTCTGTAGTATGCTTCATCACCAAATGCAATTTCGTAAACTTCTTGCATAAACTCTTTTGCGGTCATTGTCATTAGTTTTCTCCATACTGATTGACGATTAAATCTTCAATCTGATTTAATTGATCGGGTGAGAGAGATCCAATAATTGAATCAAGTAAGTCATACATTGCATATTGATCTTTTTCAATAATGTTGACTAACTCTGAAAAGATAGTTGTTTTTTGATCTGAATAACGCATTGAATAAATAAATTGCTTTAATATAGGAACATTTTAGAGGTATCAGTTAGGTATAACTAGCTGCATCAAATTCTGGGTTGTAATCCTCGTTTTCCTCCTCCATAGTAGTTTGCACTTCTTCCAACTTTGATTTTAATTTAAGTATGACTTCGTATAAAGATTGCTCTTCTTTAACTGGTGTTCCATACTCTTTAGAATCCTCTAAAATTTCTGTTGGAATATTCTCAACTGCATAGTATAATTCTTCAAGTTGAGTTATATTATCGAATGTAAAATTAATTTTCACTAATCTGCCTCCAGATTGAATGTAATTACAAATTCATTTGCGTAGTCCTGATAGTCAGTAACCACAAGTGGGCATTTGTTTAACCACTCTTGAAAGTCTTGATAGCGTTGCTCCTTGACCCTCTCATATTCTAACTCAATATTGAGTTCTTCATTTGCACGTTGCTCGTTCATAATTTAGAATACTCCTGATAATGTAAGTTGCTGTTCGGGAATCTCTTGCTCTACAATATCAACTGTTTCATAATCTAATTCTTCCCAATCAAAATTTTGGTAATCCCAACCATACTCTGCTTCATACTTTGCTTGATCCATACTTTCTGCCATAACAGTAAAGTATTCCATTTTGGTGCATTTGCGAGTCACATAGAACTCATGTAATTGTGGTTTTTGATAAGTCATAATAAATTGCTTTCAATATAGGAACATTTTAGAGGTATCAGTTTTGTAACCAAGGCCATGTAGATTTCATGTTGGTAGAGTATCTTAAACTTTTATCTAATTGTAGTTCCTTATCGTCACTATAATGAGTGTCTGTAATAGTTTTTGCTTTACGGTAAAGATTTCTAATTGCATCTTTACCGAACCAATCTTTTTCTATACAAAAACTACCAGTGCATGAACCACCATCAGTTGTTACATCATCATCAATATTTGTAAATAACAAACGTGTATAATGTTTGATTAATCCCAACTCTCTACGAGTCACTTGAATTGTGTAAAGTTCTTCATTCATTTTGATCTCCTAGTTTAAATTGTTTACAGATTGACCGCCTTTGATCTCTTCAACTATCTCATCAAAGTAATCATCAAAGTAACTGTAAGCATCATCAAAAAACTCAACTGGTGATTGACTATCAACAAATCTTGTCATATCGTCAAAGACATAACGAACTAAATCTTTTGTTGACATATTATCAACAAGTCTCTCAACATACAACTCTTTAAGTTCTTGTAGTTGTTCGGGTGTTAGATTTTCTAGTATTTGCTCATTGAGAGCATCGCTGTTTCTGTTTGTCATAATAATTAACTCTTACTGTAGGAACAATTTAGAGGTATCAGTTTTGTTTATCTGCTCTCAAAACTTTTTCAAATGTTTGTTGACATTCTTTTCTATCGTCTTTATCATACCAGTATTGATACTGTTTTATCAATCGAGAATATGACCCTCGATTATCATTTTTAAAATACTGCATGAATGTTGAATAGAACATCATAGAATCAATAAGATACTGTTGTTCTTTTTCGTTAAGTTCAATTTTCATCAGGTCTCCAAGGTTCAGTAACTAGGTTTAATTCAATTTTGTAATTTGGGTCATTATATACATGCCCCTCCTTTATTATACGCTCTGCGATCTTCCAAAGAAGTGAAAGTTCATCATCTGTAACAAAATCGTTTATGTTGACTGTCATCATAGTTCTGACTCCTCTATTACTTCGATTGTGTCTTGAACAGTAAATTCTATCCCCATACCATAAGAGTTAATATCCTCTAGTTGGCAATTAGTTAATATATTATCTTTGAGAAAATAGAATGTGATCTCTTCATCAGATTCAAAATTTCGTAATGCTTCGATTAATTGTGATACTTTCATAATAATCCTTTATCACTATTGAAACATTTTAGAGGTATCAGTTCTTAACATCAATATAGATGTTAATTTCATCTTTTGATATTCTATCGTCCAAAATTTCTTGAACTGATAATTGATTATCTGACCAAAGATCATATTCGTCTTCGGTTAATTGAAAATCGTCTATTTTGAAAATGTATTTCATTTAATTCCTAACTACACTAATTGCGGGCTGACCCTGATTGAATACAGTATCGACAACTGCTTCAACTCTACGAGAAGTAGAGATACCAACTTTATCATATACTGGAACACAAATCAATCCAAATGTTTTACTCTTGTCTCCTTTGCGTATCACTCTACCAATAGTTTGAGATATACCAATATAATCCATATTCCTTAGAAACATAGCAGCTTCTAATCCTTTTACATTGATACCTTCAGATAATATACTATGATGTAATACAACAAATCTTTTATCAGAATCTTTTCCCCAAGTATTTAACGTATTGAAAAACTCCTCTCTATTCACTTTTTTACCATCTATAACTGCACCAGTTTTTGATGTAATCATTAACCATGAATATCCACGAGAATATAAGTCAAGAATAAATGATGTATGAGTAACTAAATTAATAATTTGTTTTGTTGATCTTGCACAAATTAGAATCTTATCTACATCTTGATTATCAATAGTTTCTAACACACAATCGCAATCTTGCTCGTATGAAAATCTACTATCATCTTGTAAATCAATCTTGTTAATTACAACTTTTGGTGGTAATATATAACCTTGCTTCACTAATTTAGGTGCAGGGACATTGCAAATTACTTGACCAAAAATGTCAACATCATTCATTCCAACTTTAAAAGGTGTAAGTGAATGTTTTGGTGTAGCAGTAAAGAAGTATGATCTCTCTGCATACATTGAGAAATACTCAACTGCTTCAATAAAGTTCTTTTGAACTGCATTATGTGACTCATCAAAGTATATTGTATCTACATTAATACCACTCTCTTGCACTCTATGAAGTGAATGGTATGTAGTAAACATAATAATATGTTTGGTGCTATTGTGATACCACTTCTTTATCTTATCTGTTTTAGTTGTGCTATAAAAATGTGTCTCTCCACTATGGACATGAATCACATCTACACCAACATTATAGTTACTATCAAGATTCTGCTCTAAAAACTCTGAACATAATTGATTTGCAAGCAATATACGAGGTGCAACAACTACAACAGTTTTATTTACTGAACTGTTGAATTGTCTCTTAACATCTTCAATCATGCACATAGTTTTACCACCACCAGTAGGAACTATGATCTGTCCTTTATCTGATGCACTCATAGCATCTAAAGCACTCTTCTGATGTGGTCTTAATTCAATCATCAATAATCAATAATATAATAATATTATACCACATGACAATAGATTTGCCATAGTGATATACAATAGTAACAGTTTGGTGGTATCAGTTTATGATACTAAATCTACTCTTTTCCTCTCATTGCAACACTCATTCCAGGCTCATATGCTGATCTTGGTTTCTCTTTACCTGATCGCATATCTTTTACTAATCTCTTACCAGCTCTGTTAATCTGCTGTCTCTCTGCTCTCGTTAATCCACTTGCTTTTGCTGGTTTATATTTTGGATCTACTTTTTTTTCTTTTTTCTTCTGTAACAACTTTTGTGCCGCTTTCGCAAGTTCTCTAGGTGTTTTCTTACCCGATTTACTTGCCATTCTCTCGGCTCTTGCTTTTTTTTGTTGTTCTCTAGGTGTAAGTGCTGCCGATCCTCTTGTTTGAGTTGGTTGTTGCTCTCTCTCTGATCTTGCTCTGCCCTTACCAATATCTTTGCGATCTTTATAATCTTTAGCTGGAACCATCTTCCCACCTCCAGCTGCCTTCATTCTCCTTTTTTCGGGAGCAGTTTTTTTCCTCTCCTGTCCAATACGACCACCTTGACCCATCTTGCGGATCTGTGAACGACCTTGAACCTCTGGGTCATAAACTTCTGTTGTAAACTCCCGAAATGTTTTCATCTTCTGTAAATGTCTTATATACTATTTAGATGCGGTT